GAAGTGATGAGTGTTACCGCCGCTATTCCAATAAACATAAGCTACTGGTGCTTCATTTTCAAAATCAAAAAATGTATTAAACTTACTTGTTAGGGCACCAGTATTACTAAAGTAAATATAATGTAAGCCTGACTGATCAGTTATGGTTACTGATGATGATGTTGTTTTAACATATCTTTTACCTTTACACCAAACTGTGTAAGATGTAGAAACTGGAGCAATTGTAAATACTCTTCCAGAAAGACTAATTGTAGAATCAGCTTTATTTTCAATTCCAGTTGGTTCACTGGTTGGAAAAGTTGAATTTACCCAAGCAGAACCATTGTACATTAGCACTTCGCCATTTGCTGCAGAAGAAATAGTTACATCTGCTATGTCTGAAATATTTTGAATTTCATTGATAGTTGATCCAACCCAAGCTGAGCCATTATACTTCAAAAACTGGTTAGCTACTGCTGAGTTAGTTCCTTGAACATCAGCCATATCATTAAGATAAAGTGCATGAGAAACCCAGTAGCCACCGTCTCTGTATAAAACATCTCCAGCTGAAGCACTGCCCGTTATTACGTCAGGCAGTTGGTCAAGAGATGATATAACTATAGACGCAGTAGAAACGTCACCAAAAACCAATACCTTTGCATCTCCTGATGCAGGTGGTGTTTCAAAATAAACTTTTACTTGGGTATTACTAGATACTTCCCACAGAGCATTGACCGCTTCAAAGTTATTGCTTGCATTTTTTTTCATTACAACTACAAATGGTTCATCTGTTGTTAAACCATGTGTAATTGTAAATTCAACATTTGATCCATTTCCAATTACTTCTGTATATTGAACACCAGTTGGAATTGTTAAATCTAATGCAGATTTGGCTACCCATGTATTTGTATTGCCATCAAATGCTAACAGCTGTCCATTACCTGCTAAAGCAACGCTGACATCATTTAAATTATCTAAAGAAACATTAGCAGTAATTGTTGGCGTTGAACCTTCGCCAGAATTATTAGATATTGTAATTCCTGTTCCAGCAACTAAAGATTGAACATAGTTTCCTGTGGTATCTGTCGATAGATCAACTAAGTCATTAATCCATGCAGTTCCATTAAATTTAAGATAACTATTGGCTATTGATGTATTTATTGTAACATCTGCTAAATCATCAACTTCAAATAAAGCTAATTGATTGTTAGTGTATATTGTTGCATTGCTATATGCAGTAGCTGCTTTAGTTGATGCATCTGTTGCCGCATTTGATTCTGCTGTTGCAGCAGCTCCATAAGCGTCGTATGTGTTGTTCGTTACTGCAATTATTGGTTGAGACTGTTCACCTGTTCCACTAGTGATAGTTATGCCAGTTCCTGCTGTAAGATTAGCTACATAATCTCCAGTTGTATTTTCTCCAAGTTGGACTGCATTTGCAACTACATTTGCTGTTAATGTAACATTTGCGCTTCCATCAATAGTTACGTTTCCTTCAAGATCTCCAGCTAACGTTATTTTTCTTGGAGTAGTCCAACCAGCTGCAGATCCGGTTATGTTAACAGCTATGGTGGAAGGAAGACTTATTATTATAGTCCCAGTAGAAGAGCTAACATCTACTTCATTTGGTGTTCCGGTTATTGAATTTACTAATGTTGGCTTATTGAGAATATTATCCCAATCTATTTTTGCAGCTAATTCTCCAATTGTTCCAGAAAAAACTTCTGATGTATTGGTTGCATCTGGGATAAACGTAAACTTACCAGAAGAATCATCAAATCCAAAAAAACCTAACTTTGCCGATGTCCCATTATGCCAACGGAATTCAATACCACGATCCTTATTATCGTCAACGGTTGGTGCGGTTTTTCCACCCAGTGTCATTATTGGATCTTTTACAGTTGTTACTGTTGATTCAATAATTGTAGTGTTGCCACTAATTGTTAAGTTTCCAGATACGATTAAATCTTCTTCAGTTGATATTTGAGTACTGGAATCTTGCAATAAATTTAAAGATGAATTAACTAAATTCCCATTGCTATCAAGATAATAAAATATTCTATTAAGGGGATCTAATGCTATCTGACCATCACTAATATTTGGTAATGCCACTATAAAACCTTTCTTTACTTAGAAAGTTCCACCATCTATTGTTACACCATCAAAGGTGGTTAAGTTAGTGATAGATCCTCCGCTTATACTCACGCTATTTGCATTTTGTGTGGCTATTGTTCCAAGGCCAAGTGTAGTTCTTCCCGCAGCTGCATCTGCATCATCTATTAATGATCTACCAAATGTAGTTAGTGTCGTCAGCGCAGCTGTATTTGTTCCAGTAAAGTATGGTAATTTGTCAGCTGCAGATGTAAGACCAGCAATTGCTGCTAGTTCCCCATCATAAGCCTGAACATCAACTCCTATTTCAAGGCCTAAGTTAACCCTTGCATTGGACGCTGTTGTCGCACCAGTTCCACCATAAGCTATTGCAATAGTTCCTGCATTCCAGGTACCAGTTGCGACTGTTCCCAAAGATGTAAGAGATGAGTTAACAACTGATGAACCTAGTGTTGTATTTGATAGTACAACTGCTCCATTAACCATATATGCTTTACCTGAGGCAAGGTCAATGTACTCTGATGATGTCCATGCATCGCTTGCATTAACCCAGTTAAATGTTTTGTCAGTTGTACCTTTTACAGTTAGGCCAGCCCCATCGGCTGTTGTGTCCGATGGGGAAGCAGTACTGGCCAACTCAATGTTTTTATCGTCAACAGTAACTGTTGTTGAATTAATTGCAGTGAGTGTTCCATTAACAGTAAGGTTTCCTCCTACTGTTAAATTATTTGAAACTGTTACATCGCTTGCAAGCCCAACAGTAACTGAACCATTTGCTGCAGAAACAACTACTTCACCCGAAGTTCCTGTTAATGCAGTTACTCCAAGATTTGTAATCGCAAGTTTAGAATTAGCGTCATCGTAATTTACAGAAACTCCAGAATGTGTTGCATTTGTGAGAAGTGCTGCTGCTGCATCTTGTGCGTCTTCTGTGAAACCTGTAATTTGTCCTGCGTTTATATTAATCGTTGTATTTCCAGCTGCTGTTAAACGACCCTGCGCATCTACTGTAAAGGTCGCAACTGAATTTGCTGCCCCATATGAACCGGCTGTTACAGAAGTGCTATCAAGATTTAGCGTAATTGTGTCAGTACTACTTGCTACTGAAGTTAAGCCTGTGCCACCAGCAATGGTTAACGTATCTATGCCAGAAGTAATTGTTTGGTTTGAACCAGAATCACCAGCAACTGTAAAAGATGTTGCAACATTAGAAATATTTGAATTTACGTTTGCAATTAAATTATCTACATATAATTTAGTTGTAGCGTGTGTGTTTGCGCTTGGCGTAGGAACAATTACTGTTCCAGTAAAATTTTTGTTGCCAGTTACTGTTTGATCAGTGGTTATAGTTGTGAAAGCTCCAGAACCACCAATGGCAATAACTGATGTAGCTGTTCCTCCTGCGCCACCTGTGCCCTTACCGTAGTAAAGTACGTCATCAACTTCGGTAAATGCTAATTCTGCATTTTCAAGCGATGATGGTGCTCCTGACGAACCTCCGCCAGCCCTTCTTTTAATTCTGATTGTATTTGCCATTTTTAAAAGCTTCCTCCATCAACTAAATTCTCTTCTGCGTAGTTAACCCAAGCAGAGCCGTTATAACGTAATACTTGACCTGTAGCTACTGAGTTTATAGTAACATCAGTTAATCCATTTAAAACTGATTGTTCAGTAATTAATGTTTCTGCGTTAATTACTCTATCTTTTAAGGTTAAATGTGAACCTGCTGGATTTAAACCAATTACTGTTTGTAGAGCTTCTACTGCATCGTTTAAATTTGCATGCTGTACGTGATGTGGAACGGTATTGGAATCAAGCCTATCGGTTGCTGTTGGATTAACAAAATTATCTAGTGCGTTAGGGTATTGTGTAGACATTTTAAAACCTTATAAGGCTAGTATTTTATTAGCTGTATCACTCCAGTTTATAGTAACTGTTAGTGATGAATTACTACCTTCAAATGGTAGGCCGGTCGAAGTATCTATATAAAAAAATAATCTTGAATTTGAATCAGATGATCCCACTTGGTATATGACCATGGCATTGAAGCTTGTCCCATCGTGGGATATGCTTACATCATCTGCGTCAAAAACTCCATTAACATTAGTGATATTTGTAATGTTGTTTGATCTAGACACTATCGCATTAGCTGGTATTGAAGAAACATATTCATCTGTAGCTGTATTTGGAGTGTAATTATTTGAATTAAGTAAAGCTA